CCAATGGGCAGTCATCTGGGAGCACCCTCGAGGCCGTCTAAACCGCCGTCAAAACCGATACCTGTCCCGTCGGCAAAGGCAGTGGAGGCTCAGATGGAAGGAACTTTTGAGCCGCTCATCGCTCTTTCCCTTGACGAACTCTTAGAGGTAGTCGTTGGAGCCAGTGGATACGATAGTCCCCAGCGCCTTGCCTATCTGCGAGGGTACATGGAAGGCAAGAGATGAAACGCTGCCGCCTCTGCCTTCGCAAGAAGCCTCCTCCTGACAAGCAAGATATAGACGTTGAGTTCTCGGAGGACTTGAAGGATATGAGGCAGGCTTTCTTGGAACTGCATGAAGCACTAGCGGAGGTTTTGGTGCCTATAGCAAAGGCGGGCGAAGAAGCACTCAGGAAAATTAAAGAGATAATGCGGGGTGAGTGAACGTGCAGATAATCAAGGTCTTCTTCCGGGTCATAAGGCAACGTGAGTTCCTTATGCGTCTCAAGCTGGGCCTTGGCGTGCTTGCCGTTGTTGGCTTATGGGTAGGAAGCGTCGTTATTTTCGGTAGTTCACTTGAATATCACTGGCCTGGGTGGATGACAGCTGTTTCAGCACCTTTTGCAGGTGCGCCCCTGGTTGGGCTCGCGTTGCTTTTGTCTTACGTGATAGGTGCGGGCATTATGGGTGATTGGTGATGATCGATAGCCAGTTCGAGCAAATGGCGCAACTGATGATTCGCTTGGCTGGGATCCTGACATGGGCGATCAAGCATGAGCGTGATTATCAAGACGTGGTCGATAGCGGGCGCGTTGCATGGGATGACATCAAGGAAAGGGGCGAAGAGTGACCGTCCGTTTTCTATCACGTGGCCATTGGGTTACAGAAGGCGCAGCCGACATTTCATGTGCTAGGTGCGGTAGGTTGCCAACCCCGGAGGGATATGACGCATGCCTTGGTTATCTGCCTGGTGTTGACGCTGCCTGTTGTGGGCATGGAGTCACAAGGGGCGCAATTCACTACAAAGACGGTCACAAGGAGGAGGAGATGGCTGAGTTTGGTTGTTTCGATGTAGATGAGAATGTGCTAGACACCATAATCGAGGTCAACAAAGAGGCGTTCATTCGTAACGAGATGCTGCGCAAATATGGGGCGCATGGCGGGCGATTCCAGCGGTTCATACTGAGGTTTAAGCATGAGCATTATCGCGGGAACCAGAGTACTGGCATAAAGTACAAGAAGTGGTTCGGCCATCTTGTGATAACGGACGTCGTTTTCTTTCCACCCCTGCATCCGAATTGCCGATGCACCATCGACCCTGGGGGGGACGATTGAGAATGCTTAACTTCACTTGGGGTTGCGTAGACCATGTCCTAGCTCTTTTCGGGCGAGTCCTTGTTGTCGCGATAGATGACAAGAAAGGGCACATTGCCAGAGTCTTTGTCGGCCGGAGGAAGGACTTTCGCAAGGGGGTCCGATGAGAATCCAGCGGCGTGACGGCGGGCTAGTACATCATGGCACCCGGGTCAAGGCGAAGGGTGGCTACCTGGTGCGCTGCCGGCGCAAGCAACTGGTGCCCTTTGTTGACTGGAAGCGGACGAAGAAGGCTATAAACTGCCCGGAGTGTTTGGAGGCGTGATGCTACCCGAAGCTTGTAAAGATTGCATCGCTGAACCCGAAGAATGCAAAACCTGTCGGTTCTATGGTCAGCCCAATATCAGGGACTTCTTTGCGGGGTGTGCGCTGATAGGTTGCATAAGGCACGGAGCGAGTTCTGAAATTATCGCTGAAGCGGCTTACCACTTTGCTGATGCGATGCTGAAAGCAAGGGAGGCCTAATGTATGCATGTCCATTTTGCGAGACACTGAATAAGGCATCGCTAGATGATCTTGAAAATTGGGGGGGAAGGAAAGATCATCGAGATCAAAGCATGCCCCGATTGCGAAGGGATGACATGTAAGGATTACTGTGAGAAGAAGGGGATAACTTATCTGGAGTGGTTTGCTTCCATATTCGGGGTTGATCCCACAAGAGAGGGCATAGCGAAGATTTTGGCTGAGCAACTCGGTTTCAATGTGAAAGAGCGAGGGGACTGAGGCTGTCTGACTAATATTGTTCACGACGTTACTCATATAAAAATACCTTGCGAGCTCTGTGGACTTCCCCTCCCAGCAGCCCGCAAAACGTATCATGCCGATTGCAAGCGTGAGTTAGTGAACCTCAAGGATAGGATGAGGCGCAGACAAGACAGGGACCACGATGAGATCACCCACCGTTTTAATATTGTCGAGGCAGAGATCGAGTGGTTACTCAGCCAGGGTTCAGGCAAGCTTAGATCAAGGGTAGGCGATGTCGGGCAATCCGCACTGTTGGCATTCCGAATACAAATAAAGAGGCCAGATTGAGAAGCTATCACTTGTGGTTAAAGGTATACAAGCGGGCGATCGAGAGAGCTTATCAGTTGGGTGTACATGGATCCTTTGTCACGTTCAACAAGCGCGGGGGCAGCAGGAAAGACAACAGCCTGATCAAGGATCTGGACGCTTACGCGATAGCCGAGGCAATGGAGACAGAGCAACAAGAGAACGCGCTGTACTGGGAGCGCAAGCTGGGCGAGCTGTAGGCGTCTATTGACAGTGTCGCTTGTGGCGATAGAATAGAATTAGCAAGAATAGACGTTAGAGAACTGTTGTCTAGCGAAAGGATAAGGGAATGTATCCGCAGTAAGGCGACAAGAGTTAGAATTATTTTTAGAGGTCCGCCCAATTGGCGGGCCTTTTCTGTTTGAGCTTCCAGACAATGCGGCGTGGAGCAGTGGACAGCTCGCCTGGCTCATACCCAGGAGGCCGTTGGTTCGAATCCAACCGCCGCGACCAGTAGGCACTAATGCAATGCTACATCTGTGGCGCCACTCCAGCCCACAAACATCATCTCTATACCCGTGGTGCATGGGGTAAACGCGCGTTAGTGCCAGGCAATGAGATCCCCCTATGCGTACCACACCACACAGGGAGCAAGGGGGTGCATGTATTGGGACGCGACACATGGGCAAAGATGTATGGCCTGGAGGATCTATTAGAGAAGGCGTGGTGGGCAGTGGTCAACGGGCATGCCTCGTAAGCCACCTCATCCATGTGCATATCCTCGCTGCCCGAACCTTACGCATGAGCAGTACTGTGATGAGCACAGGGGCGAGGGATACAGAAGGGACAAGGCAACAAGAGGCACGGCTGCCGATCGAGGTTATGACTCGAGGTGGAAGCGCAGGCGAGATGCTTACCTACGGCAGCATCCCTTGTGTGAGGAGTGTGGCGAGCCTGCCAAGGTGGTCGACCATATCAAGTCTAAGCGGCATGGCGGCAAGGACGTGTGGAGTAACTTTCAATCACTTTGTACTCGTTGCCACAACCGTAAGACAAGGCGCGGTGAGTGAGTGTCAGAGGGCCAGTGTTCGATTAACTCATATGGAAGCGACAGTCTGTAAGAACTGCGGGCAACCCTTTGAATATGAAAGGAAGTCAGTCCCAAGGCAATACTGCTCACATAGATGTTGCGACATATGGAATTACGAGAATCCCCAAAGTAGGCAACCAGAGAAGTGCTTGTGGTGTGGCAGGCGATATCTTCCTAAACTACCCGATCGTGTTACGTATTGCTCGAGGGATTGCTTCTTCGATCATAAGAGGGCGAAGAAACTAGAACTGCAGATAGCACGGAAGAAGTACTGGGAAGCCGAGGAAGTGAACTGCAAGTGTGCGATTTGTGGGAAGGCTTTCCACGACTGCCGAAAGAATGTCATCTATTGCTCAGATGAATGCAGGAAGGAGCAGGCTAGAAGACAACAATTGAAGTTTGATCGGGCAAGAAGAGGTAAGCCGATATATATTTGCCAATATTGTGGCATTCAATTTGTTAAACAATATGGCGACAAAGGAAGAACCTATTGCTCTTTGTCCTGTACTGGTAAGGCTAGACAGGCTTATCAGAAAACAGATAAAGCCAAATGCCAGAGGCGCGAAGCGCAAAGAAGGAGAAGGGCGCGATTGAAAGGTGCGTTGGTTGAGAAGATAGAGGGCAAGGAAATATATGAAAGGGATGGCTGGGTATGCAGGATATGTGGGGGTATCGTACTCAGAGAGGAGCAGCACCCACATCCATTGAGTCCGACATTAGATCACATCAGACCATTGGCTAAGGGTGGGAATCACACGAGAAGTAATTTGCAGTTAGCACATTTTATTTGCAATAGTTACAAAAGAGATCTTCTTCCCCCACCCCACCGAATTATCGCTGGTACCTGAAAGTTGCAAAACCGTTGGGTGAGCAAGCTGGAGATTCCGACTTAGTCATCGGGTTAGTTACTGCAAACCAGGACCAAGAAAAAGAAAGGGATTGGCGCCTCCGGGCGCTTTTTTTATGAGCGAATGCGTTGAATGCGGCAGGAAATTTGAACAACCGAAGCACAGGGGCCCGAAACGAATAACCTGTTCTGAGCAATGCAGAAGAACTCGCGGCAAGAAGTACAAGTTGGAGCACCCCTATCATTGGCGGCCTAGGCCAGAGTGGGTGATCTGTACGCAATGTGGCGAGAGATTTCAGCCTCTTTCTTATAAGCATCAACTTTGTTCTACCACCTGCAGGCAAAACAGTATGAAAAAGGGATTCCCGCCGAAGGATTGCGCCCAATGCGGGGATCAGTTTCAGCCCAACAGCAGTAACCAGAAATACTGTTCGCAGGAATGTTCCAAAGAGGGCCGTCGACTAGCCGATATGGAATATTTGCATCAGAAGATTTGCGCAGGCTGTGGTCGCAAATTTGAGACGAGGCGCAATAAACAAAAGTATTGTACGCATGGATGCATGGGCCTAGCCAGACGGACGCTTAAGAACAAAAGATGGGAGTGTGCCATATGCGGGGCAGTTTATACACCCACATATAAGGATCAGACGTGTTGCAGCAATCCTTGTGCCCTGGCAATGTCCCACAAGACGCTACGCAAGCGCCCAGTAAGTTGTATTTGTGTTCATTGCGGGGAAGAGTTTGAGCCGAAGGCAACCGGTAGAACAACATTTTGTTCACGTGAATGCTATTTTGGACACCTTGAGGCAACGAGAAAGTCGAAGACGAAGGCGACTCACAGGCCCAGGTTCTACACGCATAGGCAGCGCGCCCGGCATTATGGGGTCGAATACGAGACTATCGACAGGGACTATATTTTTAATCGGGATAACTGGACTTGCCATCTGTGTGGATCAAAGATCGATCCAAAGATTATACACCCAGCTGAGATGAGTGCAACCATCGATCATGTTATTCCGATGTCGAAGGGCGGCGCACACACAAAAGAGAATGTGAGAGCCGCGCACTTCATATGCAACAACAGGAAGCACGCGCAGGCAGTCGGTGAACAAATGTTATTGATAGGGTGATAGAAAAATGCCTATGGGACGTCCGCCAAAACCTGATTATCTGAAAGTCATCGAGGGTGACAGGGGCAAAGGTCGGCGACCTTCTAATAAAAATGAGCCGAAGCCGAAGCCCATCGCACCTCGCATGCCGCCCGGCCTGCCAGAAGATGCGCAGAAGTTGTGGAAGAAAATAGGACCCGAACTAGAAGAGCTCAATCTTCTCACCACCATAGATGGGCCGGCCTTTACAATGCTGGTGTTGCATTATTCATTTGCCATGAAGGCCATGCGCCTTTTAAAACGAGATTGTTTAATGGCGAAAGGCCGTGGTGATAAGACCAAGAAGCATCCGGCCCATCAGGTTTTCCGCGATCACTCCGCGCAGATTCGCGCCTATCTCAGTGAGTTTGGAATGACACCTAGTTCGCGGGCTCGAATATCGATGCCGGGGTTGGGTGATGATGAGTGCCCGTGGTTGCCAGATTGACCAGGCGCGAATTGACAAGGCGCTACAGTTTATCGGCGGGATGCGCCATGCAAAAGGACGCTGGGCGGGCCACCGGTTTGGCTTGCTTGAATGGGAACTCGAGTTAATCCATGAAATATTCGGTACGATTGATGACCGAGGACGGCGCAGATACCGAACCGTTTATGTAGAACTTCCGCGCAAGAATGGGAAAAGTAGTTTCGCCGCTGCCCTGGCCTTGTATTTGTTGCTTGCCGATGGTGAACCTGGCGCCGAGATCTATGGTGCGGCCTATGACCGTGACCAAGCGTCCATCGTTTTTAACATAGCAGCTGGTTATGTCCGACAGACACCGTATCTGGCAAAGCGCTTGAAGATCATTGATTCGCAGAAGCGCATTGTGCATTATGGTTCGGGTTCCTTCTATAGGGCGATTCCCAATGATGCTGCAGGATCCTGGGGCTTCAATGCGCATGGCATTATCGTTGACGAGTTGCATGTTTGGAGATCCCGGGAGCTCTGGGAGGCACTGACAACTTCGACTGGGGCTCGCGAGCAACCGCTAACAATCATCATCACGACTGCTGGTTACGACCAGAACTCATTGTGTTACGAGTTGCATGATTATGCCAGGCAGTTAAACGAAGGACTTATAGAAGATCCAACATTTTATGGGGTTATTTACAGCGCAGAACCTGAAGAAGATTGGACCGATCCGGCAGTGTGGGCGAAGGCCAACCCTTCTTACGGGGTAATTTTCGATGAGGAATATCTCAGCGCTGAGTGTGAAAAGGCGAAGCAGGTTCCAACTTATGAAAATGCGTTTCGCCGGCTATACCTGAATCAATGGACTAAGCAGGAAGAGCGTTTCATCCCAATGTTTAACTGGGATGAGTGCATCGGTGAAGTCAAACTCTCTGAACTCGAGGGCAAGAAATGTTATGGCGGTCTTGACCTGGCTAGCACGACGGACATTGCCGCATTCTGCCTGGTGTTTCCGCTAGAGGATGAGACATATGCCGTGCTTCCGACGTTTTGGGTTCCTGAGGAAGGGATACTTGAGCGTTCCCGGCTAGACCGGGTCCCTTATGACATGTGGGTGAAGCAGGGATTAATCCAGGCGACTGCTGGGAATGTCATAGACTACGCTAGCATTCGGGCAAAGATCGAGGAGCTCGGGGTCATCTACAAAATCAAGACAGTGGCTTTTGACCGATGGGGTGCAACGCAGATGGTTCAGGAGCTAGAGGGAGCTGGGTTCAAGATGGCCCAATTCGGCCAGGGCTATAAGGATATGAGTCCTCCGACAAAGGAACTTCTCAATCTTATTTTGTCGGGCCGCCTGAAGCATTTTGGGAACAAAGTGCTCCGATGGATGGCCGACAATATGGTAGTGAGCATGGATCCAGCTGCGAATGTTAAGCCGAACAAGGCAAAATCTACGGACCGGATTGATGGGATAGTGGCAACTATCATGGCGCTTGACCTGGCTGTACGCCAGACCAGCCGCAAATCCGTTTACGCGGACCGGGGGTTCGCCTCTCTATGATGTTTGACTATTCAGATATCGCGATCGCCGCCGGCATGATCCTGGTCAGCGTGGGTCTCTGGATCCTGGCGCCTTATTCATTATTGGTTTGGAGCGGCTTTCTATTGATGCTACTCGGATATCAGAGGAGCGACTAATGGGAATGTTCAGGCGCGTGTTAACCCCTCCCAGTGAGAGGGCGAGCGTCCAAACGATAGATATCCGCGACCCCGAAATATGGCGTAAGCTTGCCTGGCCGGACAGGATGGATACCGCGACTGGTATCACCGTCTCGCCCGAAAGCTCAATGCGCAATACCGCCGTTTACAATGCAGTCACGATCATTGCCGGCACCGTGGGTTCCCTTCCTTTACCTGTCTACCAACGCCTCGACAACGAGGGCAGGGAGAAGGCAACGGATCATCCGTTGTATTCGCTTTTGCACGATGAGCCGAATCCCGGGATGACGTCGATGACGTTCTGGGAAATGGCCCTGGTCCACCTGCTTCATCATGGCAACTTTTATGCGGAGATTGAGCGCGATCCACTCAATGAGGTAACGGCGCTCTGGCCGCTGCCGGCCAACAGGGTAGAACCGAAACTGTTGGTCGAGGATGATCTCAAGAGCGGCCTCTATTACGAGATCACGAAGAAGAATGGACAGACCTATCCCATGATGTCCAAGGATATATTCCACGTCCCCGGCCTGGGGTTCGATGGGATCAAGGGATATTCGGTCATCAAGATGGCAAAGGAAGCCGTCGGCCTGGGGCTTGCGGCCGAGGCATTCGGCGAGCGGTTCTACAAAAACAACATGCGGCCGGGGATTGTCCTCAAGCTTTCTGGCAAGTTCGAGGATCTTTCCGACCAGGCGCTCAAGAATCTCAAGCAATCCTTCCAGGAGCAGCACGGTGGCGCGGAGAACGCACACAAGCCGCTCTTCCTGGAGGAAGGGATGGACTTTGCCTCTTATTCTATAGCCCCCGAGGACGCTCAATTTCTTGAACTCCGCAAGTTCCAGGTAGTAGAAGTGGCGCGAATGTTCAATCTCCCGCCGCATAAGCTCGGAGATCTGGACAGGGCTACGTTCTCCAACATCGAGCAGCAGGAACTTAACTTCGTGATCGGCACGATACGGCCCTGGCTGGTACGGATTGA